GTTGGTAGTGGTAGCAGGAGTCCTGTTCAAATACGCACTCGCAGAAGACCGGAAGCGCAGGGATTTGGCTACGCTATAGCCGCCGCCACCCCCAAGGGTAATAGGAAATCTGGAACCATGCCGAGAATGATTCCGGATCATGTTACAGACCCTCGCCTGGGGTGATCTCGAATGCTGCGGCTATGTCGGCTTTGAAGAAGCCATTTGGCGGCAGGTTGCCGAAGACCTCAACCGTCCCCGGCGTAATGCCAAGGGTATAGGCGCTGGGCGATGCGCCGGGCGCTGTGACCGTGATGGTCGGGGTGGCGTTGGCTACGCCAGCCGGCGCCCAGGACAGGTACTGCGTGGTGGTGAGCAGTGCCCGAACGCGGTAGCTCGTAGAGCCGTTGTTGTTCGTCGAGAGCACCTGCACCGCCGTGGTTCCGATCAGGTACGTTGGGCCAAATGGTGCAAATGCGCTGTTGTTCATGGTGAAAATTCCAAGGATTAGATAAACAAAAAGCCGTCCCTTTTGAGGACGGCTCCCATTGTGCCTGAGCCGTCGCTGTTTAGGGCAGGAAGGTCAAGTCAATACCATAAACCAGCAGGTCCATCGTAGCAGCGGCACCTTGCGCGGTGGCGATGTTCCAATAGATCGTCTGGCTGGTGTTCTGGTTCAAACCAGCTGTCAGAACGGTACGTTGGCTGGCGATTGTTGAGCCTGTGAGGGCCGACAATGCCGCGCTGGTCACCAGTGGAGTGCCGCCGGCTGCGGTTCCGGTGAACAGGCCACCAGCCGCCGTGGTCAGCGAGACCGAAGCGTTGGTGGCGATGACGTACAGGATGATGTAGCTGCTGGTGTTCAAAATCGGGATCGCAGTGTCACCAGTGGCGTTGGCGTTGATGCTCTGAGCGCTGCCCAGCAGGCGCAAGGCCTGGTTGGAGCTCAGAACCTGCGGGTGGGTTTGGGTGCTTGATGCGGGTCCGGGATTGGCCATGATGTTTCCTTAAATTGAGTGGAAAGCGGGGAGCACTCCGGCTCCCCTAATTGATTACGCGGCAACCCGGCAAGCAAGCTCCGGGTAGAGCGGAGCCCAGCCGTACAGCACATCAAGACGAGTCGGGATCGAATCGTTGTTGATAGTGTACTGCCGCACCACACGGATCGAAAGACCCAACTGCTTGTCACTTGCGCGACCAGCAAAATGGACCCCATCTGGTAGCTCAAGGTCAGCGCAAGCCATTGTGAACGCATTTTTGTGCATCACAATGTTCTGCGGCGAGACCACGCCGGTGTTGTTGAAAGGCGTAACGGCTGCGGTGGCTGAGGTCGATGCAACGCTGACGTTCTGGAACTGGCCAGCCGAGATGACCGCCGGGGAGACGATCACCGAGGTGGTGCCAGCGGTTGAAACGGTGACGTCGGCCTGAACCACAAAGTTGCGCAGCTTGTTGGATCCGTAAGCCTGGCGGTTCTGCGGGTTGACCGCAAAAACGTTGGCAATCTGGATCACGTCGCCTTGCTTCAAACCAGCATTTGCGGTCGTTGCAGTTAGTGCAATGGTTGAGGTCGAGGCCCAGCCGGTGGTCAGGAAACCAGTTGCGGTAGTGGTAGCGCAAGCGAGCGTGGCAGTGGAATATGAACCGAACGTCTGGTTTACAACGTTCTGGTCCATCTTCCAGTCCATGCCCGCGCTGTCGGTGCCCATCAAGCCCTTCTGGTACTGGCGGCTGATGGTGGCGTTAGGCACAAACAAGCCCTTCAGGCCATCAACAATGGTCGCAGAGGTGAACGGCTCAATGATGCAAGAGCGTTGACCATCGCGGGGTGCGCCTTCAGCGTCCAGAAATGCGCCAGCATTCAAGAACGTCAACAGGCTGCTTGGCGGGACGCCAGCGGTGCCGACGATGTTGGCGGTGTTGTTCTTCGCCATCACCAAGCCGTCGCGGTCAATCTTGTTAGCGATGGCTGCAATTGCAGGCTTCAGAACTCGGTCGCTGAACATGTCCAAAGACAGCGCCAAATCCTGGGTTGAGAACTGCGTGTCGACGTGGAACTGGGTCGACAGCGTCACCGGCACGCTGGTTTCGTTGAAGTCTTCAACGTTCAGCGCTGGGCCGGTTGTGCCGATGAAGCGACCCGGTCTGCGGACGTTCAAGGTATTGCCGATCTTGGCGCCAACGACAGCAAACTGGTCGTCATAGTTGCGCTCAACTTCACTGGTAAAAGTAAGCGAGTTCTCCAAGACCATCAACGCCTCGTTGGTGATCTTGCTTATGGTAAGCAGGGTATTAGCCATGATTCGTTATTCCTAAAAGTTATCGGATTTTGCCGGCCATTCTCGCCGCCCGCCATGATTGGTAGTCGCCGTGAAACTCGCCGTTGCTGTCAATCTTTACATCGGTGCCAGTCCCGCCGCCCCGGATGGGGTTGATCGGTGGTGGCGCCTTAGACCTGCCAACCGTAGAAAGCGGCTTGGTCTCGGCTTTCGCCTCAAACCGTGCCTCGAGCTTGCCTATTTCTCGCAGAGCGCTTGCGGTGGACATTCCGGCCAACTTCGTTGCCAGGTCGGTGTGCTCGGCCAGGTGATACAAGATTTTTGGTCCTACATCGCTGTCAAGTATCGCGTCCCGCACCTGGTCACTGACCTGTACGTCGCTGGATGCCACCATGTCATCGAAATCGGGCAGGTCCGCCTTAGCCGCCGACAGCCGGGTGTTCCAAGTCTCAATGACCTTGTCACGATCAACTGCCGCCTTGCGCTCTGCGTCCTGCCTGTCTCGATTCCGTAGCGCCCGCTCAGTGGAGAATTCCGCCAGTGCTTTTGCGTACTCAAACGCATCGCTAAACTGGCTGGGCTGGGGTTCCTCGGTGGCTGCTGCCGGCTCTGACTGCGGCCTGCTGCGTCCCTCGAGCTCCCTAACCTTTGATTCCAAGACCTCCCTTGCCGCCCGCTCCCGCTCGGCGTCCTGCCGTGCTTCCTCGCGCTGCTTGGTCAGTGCTGTGAATCGCTTCTCCAGCTTATTAGGCTTGCTGCTTTCTTCTACTGCTGTCGCTTCCTTCTCTTCGCTGTCTTGCCCACTCTGCTCGCTAACTTCAGCCGGCTCTGCGGGAGTTTCCTCCGCAGCCGCAGCTGGCGCCTCGCGTGTAGCTAGGTTCAAACGTTGCGAGTTGAACTCGGCTAGATTTTCGCTGGTGACCACGTTAGCGGCCAGTCGCTCTTGCACTTCCGACATGAGTTACCTCAAGGATTTTGCCCGGTGCGCCCGCCGGTAGGTTTTTGGATAGTATCAGATTGCTCGCTCTATTGCCTCGGAGCTGCTGGCCTGA